GTTCAAGACCGGACGCTACGATGGGAACCTATGGTTCCGCGTCACACCTCGCATCGAGGGATCACATCGTCAACGCCTTCTAACTGTTGGCGTGTTCCTAACAGTTTTAACAATCGGCATGTTCGCCCTGGCTGGCACTATATCGCCAGACCCGATGATCAAACCAGACCAAACCGTAACCTTGTGGGGGAACCGATGAATAAGCAAGCTGAACTTATGAATGCCTATAAACTGCTGGCAATAGCAGCACAGGCCTACTGGGAAGACTATTACGTCAACCACGGCCCTGATGAGAATATCACGTACAAGCTGCACTGTGAGCTTGAGAACTGCCTACATTTAGTCAATAACATTAAAGCAGCGCAGTTTGAATACCAAGTCGTTGAGTTTACAGACGAAGCCGCATACTGTCCACCTCGGCCGGAGTGGACTCTGCACAGAGTCTATGGTAATGGCGATGTGTTAAAAACAACACAATTTTTTGTCCATAAGGATAATGCTGAACGAGCCTGCAAAGAACTGAACGAGGTGTTCCATGACTGACAAGCCCCTCACACGTGAGATCCCTATCTCAGTGCTCCGTAAGTGGGTAGACGACCTCGGGGTAATCGTTGACAGCATCGACAAGGCCAAGACACTGCAGGAATGCCGTAGGGAAATGAACGAAATCTGGGAAGTGGCTTGTTCTATCGACGATGAGTATATCGAGGGGTACCGTGTCACAAAGTAAGCGCGGACGCCCACGGGGCCGGAAACCATGTTACAATCCCAACGTTATATTCCGAATCCCTGAAGAGCATAACAACCACCTGAAGAGCATTGCAGAGGCCGAAGGCGTAACCAAGTCGGCACTGCTGCGGCAACTGGTAATTGAGTACATCAATTATTACACGGAGAACAACTAATGATCTGGAACCTACACAACCACGAACGGCCGGCACCGCTGTTCCGTTATGACGACGGAGGCGACAGGTTCTATGCACGGGTGAATGACGTTGACGTTAAGTGGTATCCATCCGTCACACGGATTATTAAGGCCACCTCACCAACGCCTCCAGGGCTGATTGCATGGTATGCCAAGCATGGCGTCGAAGGCGCCAACCAGCTACGTGACGAAGCCGCCGAACGTGGAACACAGATGCACATCTTGTTTGAGCGTTATATGGCAGGGCAAACTGTAGAGATGACAGGTTTAAGCGAATTCCACAGTAAGGCCCTCATGTCATTCGATGAGTTCTTCCGCAAGGATGTGGCGGAAGTCTACGCCGTTGAGATGCTACTATACAGCGACCGCCATGAGTTTGCTGGAACGTGCGACCTCGTATGCAAGCTTAATAATGGCAAAATCGCCATAGTTGATTTCAAGAGCGGATCGTCTGTATACGACGACTATGCCGTGCAACTAGAGATGTACCGCCTCGCATGGAACGAACATGCCGAAGCGCATGGCTGGCCTGTCGTGACTGAGATATACAACTGGCTCCCTAAAGACTGGCGAACCGATCCAACGTGGACGTGGAAACGTCAGACAGGAGAGGTAAGTCTAAACGAAATTGCTGCACGGTGCCTGCTGTTCAAATCCATGAACGGCACACTGCGCACACCAAGAGAAAAGAAAATTTACACGGGAACTTTACCTGGACAAGCGACCATCGAGATTGTGCGCCCTGAAGACATCGCACGGGCTGCCTACGAACGGCTGGCAAAGAATGACGAAACATTGACTGATGACGACTGGCTTCTCTCCGTGGGCCATTCGTAAACCGTGCCGGTGTCTGTTGTGGTTGACGGGCACCGGTGCGTATTTTTTTTTTCAGCCACACTAATACCGGAGACCCTTATGGGCAACCACATATTAACAGCGCTGGTACAACGTAAAAGCCAGCTATGGAAAGAGCTCGAAGCAATCGAGGCATTTGAGAACGCTATGGCAGAAAACAACCCTGACATATTGCCTACGTTGCCGCAAAAGGCTGTCAAGCAAGTGACTGCAAAGGTCGCTTCAAATGATATTATGCCATTTGTTGTGCAAGCATATAGTGCCGCGGGTGGGTATGAATCAGTCAAGAAATTTATGAAACATGCCGACGGCAAAGCTATATATTGGTGTAGGTCAACAGACAACGTTATGTATTTAGTTGACTATTCGATACGCACAAAGTCGGGACAGTCACCAAAGGCTACGATGCTATTTAAAGCACCGGATCATGTGGATATCAAAGAAATCAAACGTAGATTGATTGCCTATCACAGCAACCTTGCAAACAACGGTCACTAACCCACATTTTTTTACCTTTTAAGGACACCTACCATGGGTTTTCAATCATCATCCGTGGCAACAAATGCCACTTACTTCACCCTCAGCGATGGCAAGTGCCGCATTCGCCTTCGTGAGGCCACACCCGAGTCAGTATCTCGTGTGACCAAGGACGGGAACACTGTGCACGAATTAGTGCACGATGAGTTCACAGGTCTCGTGCGGGCCATCGAGGTTGCCGATACCGACTTCGGTAAGCAGTGGCGGATCACCTTCGTCGATGCGCCTTATACCTACGTTCTCACACTCAAGTACAGTTCTAACTATGGCAAAACACTCATACAGGCGCTCTGCAATCCCGAGTGGGATGCAACGTTGGACACAACAGTCAAGCCTTACAGCTTCTCACCAAAGGACGACGCCAGCAGAGTCATCACCGGCTGCACTGTCTCACAGCGTGGCAAGAAAATTGAGCGCCTCTACTGTAGTTCCATCAACCCCGTCGATGGGAAGATCATTTTACCAGATTTGGAAAAAGTCAAGGTACGCGGTCAAGAGATATGGGACGACACAAAGCAGATGGAGTTCCTACTATCTGAGTTCCAAGCTAAGTTGAGCCCGAAGCTACAACGCAATGATCGTGTTGTTGCCGTCAACGAAACGTTACCACCATCCCTAGGAGACGACGATGCAACGCTCCCTTTCTGACGTCTGGAAACAACTCTGTGAGCATAGCGACCCGAAAATGCTTGCCTACATTCCTATTGTACAGAACATAGCAGCACGCAAGGAAGGTAACTGCATCCAGTTAAGAATACAGGTAATACGCAACAACGTAAGATGTACCCGCACCGTTGCCTGTGGTAACTTTATCGCCTTCGTAAGTGCATTCAACAAGCTGCAGGAAGAACTGGCTGCCTTCATAGATTCCAACGGGGCCGTAGTGCCAGCGAAGGATCCAAACTACGATCAGCGACAAATCACGATCATCAAGAAATACCTTGACAAGAAACGTGCTGAGTACGCCGAAACCGAGCATGCCAAGAGGCAAGCACTCGAAATCCATATCAGCAAGACCATAGGCAAAGTACGCCCGATGATTGACTCCGTGCTGAACAGGTACAGACCGGTAGTCGATCAGTTCGCATATGTTAACGTATACGGACGACCAGTAGAGAAATCTTTTTACTAACCAATAAGCAGGGTATGCCCCTGCGTGTCGGTAGTAAATGCCAACACAGCAACGCCTGTGGTGGAGTTTGGAACGAGGGCCGGTTGTGGAAGGCCGGCCCTTATTTTTTTAACTACTAAACATTACCATGAACCTCCCCCTCGACATCGCCGTCTGCATAGGCGGCCCATGTGCACAGAAAGACAAGTGCGCCCGCTGGGTTGTTTACGACAGCATGGTCAGAGCCAAAGACGACGGCAAAACAGACTTCGACCCTCGGGTCATAATCACCACCCCACCGTTCACATACGACGATGGGTGTTTCTATTTTATGCCAACAACACGGAGTGAGCCATGAGTGAGTGGATAACAGATAGACTGCCTATAAAACAAGAAACAGTAAGTGGCAATGTTATATGTTGTCGATGGGGCCACATTAATCTACTGCAATGGTATAAGATCGAAGCAGGCGAACCATGGATGCCGATTCCGAAACCAGATATGTATGTCAAACCAAAACGGTGGACGGTGGAGTGGTATGACCCCAATAATTGCTGGCATGTAATAGACAGTACGATTGATGGTGTTATGGGTTATCTGCATTTGGAATTAACCCACGCCGACGCCGCCCAACGCATTGCAGACATTTATAACGAGGTGATGCCATGAACCGCGACGACTTCCGCAAAGCCCTCGATGCTGAACGTGAACTAATCATCTCACGTCCATCGCCTCTGCCGCCCTGGGCACGTCAGGCTGTCGTATACACTACAACGCTGGCCTTCGTGGCTGCAGTGGCTGGCATCGGTGCCGTAGCACTGGGGATAGCTTACGTGGCTATCAAGTTTTTAGCTTTCATAATTCTTTAACATCTACACACGGAGAACAACTTGATTTACGCTAAACCAACCAGATACAACGGCATAACGTTTCGTTCAAGATTAGAGGCGAGATGGGCTGTTTATTTTGACGCAATTGGGATTACATATGAGTATGAAATGGAAAGGTATGACTTTACACCTGATATGTCATATTTACCTGACTTTTATTTGCGTGAAGTCAACATGTGGGCGGAAATTAAACCAGTACAATTAGACGGTATCGAATTAACAAAGGTTGAATACCTAGTATTAACTACAGGAAAACCATGTTTATTACTTGTTGGAAGTCCTCAAGCCAAACCATATGAGGCAATATATTTTCAAAGAAGCCATGACAATTTGAGAAATTCAACTCAATCATATTGGCATGCTCTTTCAAATTATCATGATTACCCACAATATGAGGGTAGGTTCTATATCGAAGATTCGCCTAATTCATTTGGTGGTGAATTTGCAATAAATGGCGAGTATCACGATGCTGTGCTAGCATCAATTAAGGCAAAAAACGCCTTCAAATTTATTTAACACGGAGAACAACCACGTGCAAGTGATTCGTTTATCGATAAACAAAACCGTTGTCAATAAGGCCGCAACACGTCAGGACTGGGTAGCTCTGAGCGCTCAGCTATCACCTGTTGAGATGGTCAGCGATGACATAATCAACCACCTCGTAGGTCACGGCTGGCCTATCTGCTGTGCTGACCTTCACGTCGATCAGAAGACAGGGTTTGCCAAGCGTAACGGCGATGCTTTCAAGTCTGCACAGATCGTGGGTGTCGACGTCGACAATGGCAAACACAGCTTCGACGACATCGAGGCAGACCCCTATTTCCGCAAGTACGCTTCGTTCGCGTACACGACAGCCTCGCACACGGCAGAGAACCCACGTTATCGGGTTATGTTCATAACCGAGGAGCCCATACGCAACGCCAAAGACTACAAGGCCATTACTACCGCCCTGGCTGAACGCTTTGGAGGCGACACCAACGCACGGGATGCAGTACGCATCTGGTTTGGTGCTAAGAACGCACAGATCCACGTCTGGGGTAACATCCTTACCATGGATCAGATCGCTGACATGACAGACGGCCATGAGGAAGCACGTGATCTGGAGATTGCTTTTAACGCCTTCGGTGGTACTAAGCCGAACGTTGACCAGATTAGAGCAATGCTACGTGTCATACCTAAGCAGCAGGATCACATCCAGTGGAAGAAAGTAGTGGCAGCAGTCGCACACGCCTTGGGTGACGATAAGATGGCCGCACAGCTCCTCGAGGAGTGGTCACCTATGTCTGGAGGTCTGACGTATGCCGATGTTCTCAAGAATAAGCTCACAAGAGTAACCACTGCCACGTTGTACTATTACGCCAAGCTACATGGTTACGAGGTTCCCAAGGACATTATCAAACTTGAGACCAAAGACCCTACCGAGATCCTCGACAAGGTTGAATCGTACCTATCCAGTGGTTACGAGTTCCGCAAGAACGTGATCACTGGCAAAATCGAGCTCAGAGGCGACAACGATGTCAAATTTGAAGCCCTGACGGACTATTGGGTGCACAGTCAGCTTCGTAAGATGCGGAAGATTGGAATCAAGATCACCAAAGAGCGCATGAACGAAGTGCTCGATAGTGACTTCGTACCTAAGCACGACCCTATCAAATCTTATTTCGAAGGTTTGGACGAGTGGAAAGCAGGCGATCGCAATTTCATCCGTGATTATGTGCAGTTACTGCCACACGATGCCGATATCGACGATGGTAAGCACAACTCAGCCGAAGTACAGCATGCCATATTCGAGATGATCATCGAGAAGTGGCTCATAGGGGCCGTGGCCGGTGCTCTCGACCACAAACCGAACCACATCATGCTAATTCTGCAGGGCGGGCAGGGGATAGGCAAGACGACCTACCTACGTCACCTATGCCCTGTTGAGCTTCGCCAAGACTATTACCATGAGGGCAGCATCTCGGATGACAAGGACGTCAAACTGATAATTGCCAGGTCTTTCATGGTCGTAGATGACGAACTGGAATCGATGACCAAAAAACAGCACGAATCTATTAAGGCCATCATCACGTCCGACACCATGAGACTCAGGTCTCCTTACGATAAGTATGAGACGACGTACGCCAGAAGATGCTCCTTTGCAGGATCTGTCAATAGGCGAACGTTCCTGAACGACGAGACCGGATCGCGCCGGTTCCCTGTTATACCGGTAGGGGGCAACATCGACATCACCTCAATCCGCCAGTTTGACATCGACGGTCTGTGGTCGCAGGCTGTTGCATACTACCGTGAGGGGAAACGTTACTGGTTTGATGATCGTGAGATCAGCAAGATCAACGACTGGAATAAGCACTTTGAAGTTTTGACGCAATACGACGACTTAGTGTCCAAGTACATAACCCACAAGCCGGAGGGCTCGGGGGCTCACGTGCCGTTCCTGACCACATCCGAGGTTGCATCTCAACTGGCGAACCGCGTCTACGACGAAGAGAAGATCTCCCTGCAAATCAATGATAAGTTCATCTACGGGCTTGGAAGGGCATTAGCCAAGGCCAACATACCCCGAATAGCTAAAAAGACCACCACGGGCACGCGAAGGGGCTACAACGTGATTATAGGCACGAAGTCATCAGCACATTCGCCATTCAACGTAGATGAGGAAGGGGAGTTTTAATGCTGTTCACACGTGACGAATTGGTAGAGATGGGGCTTCTGAGTCCAGTTGCCACCCCTCGGTTGCCGGATTGCCAGAAGGTTGTCAGTTCGGACGAACAGGTGGCAACCGACCTAACCCCTTTATTTATATATATATACTTCTCTAGGTTGCTAGGTTGTAAGAATATATTAGAAGTAGAAGGAGAAATAAATGAAAAGTATAGAGTGAAAACTATAGTTTCACCCTGCAACCTAGCAACCGAGAGGATGCTGGATTTC